AAACAACAATGAAAGACCTTACTGAACATGTAAATAGTTTAGAACATTCATTAACATCATTAACATTCAGAAAACGACAGTGATTAATCAACAAAAAGTATGCAACCTTACTGGGTTAGTATCCATTTTGGGTGCGTTATTGTTCAGTTGGGTAGACCTTAACAAGTCTTTAGTGGAAGTTAACACTACACAAACCCACACGACTACGATTTTGAATGAAAGAAGGAACATTTATGAAGCAGCTCTTCTTAAATACGATGAACAATTTAAAGAATTGTATGAAAAGGTTAATGCTCTTACTATCAAGATTATAAAATTAGAAGAAAATGGCAACGGTTAAGGTTCAATACAAAGGTGCGACATCTGCTATCAAGACTATTCATGTACCGGAAGGTATAGATGCTGTTGAAGTGGGTTTTTACCTTGCTCGTGAGCTTAAAAGGACTAACCCTTATGATACGGGTAGGTCAAGACGTGGGTGGACGCTAAAGAGCTATCAGAATGGTAACGTTGTTGTGTTCAATAAAGTCCACTATGTTCAATACTTAGAAGCTGGTCATTCTAAACAGGCACCTAATGGGTTTATACAACAATCTATAGCTAAGACCAAACGTTGGATGAATTCACTATCACCAGAAGAACCATCATCTATAAACTTTACAGGTAAAGCTGTTGATAGGTTATTAGAAGCTGCAACAATTAAAACGATAGAACAGCGTTCATCTATCAGTAAAACTGATGCGGTATTAACATTACCAGTGACCGCAACGGTATCAGATGAAACAGTTGCCTCTTTAATAAATACATTGATAGAAGAAGGTAAACGTAAAAATACTTTACCAGCACAATTGAAAAGAAAGATAAGACAATTATTGATAGCATTAGGAGTTATACGTGGCTAGTTTAGAAAACAAATTATCAAAAGCCTATGAAAAGGTTGGTAAAAAGATAGGTTACGACTTTGATGTTTACAATCCCCAAGCTTATGATGCTGAACCTATCGATACAATGAACTGGTTTACCCGTGTTCCTATTGGATTAACAGAATCAGATTATTCTACATCAGCTAAGGAAGGATTCAAGCTTTATGATTGCTATGCTGGCTTTAGTGACGTGAAAGCAGGTTCTTTGATACTTGATAAGCCTAATAATAGAACGTTCGTTATAACTAATCATGACGTGAATCATGGCATCAATGCTATGGAATGCTTTAACACTATCTCTGTTTATGCTCCAACTAACAACTATGATGGTTCAGAAGTATCAACAACTAACACTATCTTAAACTTACCAGCATCAGTAATGATTCAAAGTGGTGGTATGGATGGTGGATTACCACAATCACGTTCAGGTGCTAACTTCACTCACACGGCTATCATACGTTTTCAAACCGTGATACCTGTTGATGTTAAACAAGATTATCAAATTGTTGATGATGTTGGTAATGTGTATGAGATTATAGCAGTTGAATTAACTGGTACAGGATACAAGGTGCAAGCTGGTGGCATCAGGATTTAAAGTAAAGGTTATCGACAAGATAACCCCCGCATTCATTAAACGTGCGAGAAAACATAAGAATTTAAGACCAGTCTTTAAGAAGGTTGGTCAATTTGAAATGCGTCAAACAAGAAGACGTATAAGAATAACCAAAGAATCCCCAGATGGGAAGAAATGGCAACGTTGGGCTGCTTCAACAGAAATGGCTCGTTTACGTAAAGGTAATGCTCCACAAGGATTATTATACGATACGAAAGAACTACACGATTTCATCACTATCAAGTATGACAACGATGAAGTGCGTATAAGGTCATTAGCTGATTATAGTAGGTTCTTACAGTTTGGAACGTTAAAAATGCCAGCACGACCATTTATGGGCTGGTCTGATGTAAGTTTGAAGTTTATTAAGAGAGTTTTTAAGAGGCATTTTAAATGAGTTTAGGAAAAGTATGCTTAGATGCAGTAACAAAGTTGAAAGCAATACCAGAATTTGAAAATCGTGTTGGATTTAGTATTGGTGGGCAAGAGTTTGACCCCAATCTTTATAAAGCACCACACCCTTGCGCTTGGGTGTTATACATGGGTGGTGAAAACCAAGAAGACGAAAACGTTTGTGACCCAGTAAGCGAAAAGAATTTTACAATTTTAGTCCTTCATGACTATGTGAGTGATGATGAATTGTTTAACAATGTATTTCCATTACTATCAAAGGTAAAGGCTTTACATGGTGACTATCCTATTGACCCCGATACAAATGGGGAATTGATAGGCGCAGGAAAATGGAATTGGCGTAATGAATCATTCGTAGAAGTATCAACCGACCGCATTGTTTATGCTTCATCGTATGTTATTAACTCAACTTCATAATTTATAAATACAATTAAAATAATAACTCACATAATTTAGGAGACTATCAAATGGCATGTGAAAACATAGATGTATTCAGAGGTGCTGGTGAAGCTTTAATCGCTACATTAGACCCAACAACAAAACTACCTAACTCTAACTTTCGTAAGCTAGGTAACACTCCACTATTCACTGTTAATAGCACACAGGAATTCGAAGAAGTTAAAGAAACTAAAACAGGTAATCGTCAAACAATTGCTTATTCTACAACTTCAATCGATACCGAAGTAGCTATGGAATTGAATAGTTTCAGTAAAGAAAACTTAGCAATGGCTTTCTATGGTACATCAGCTACAACTACTGGTGCTGCTGTAACAGGTGAAGCTCACACAGTATACGCTTTGAATGAAGCTATACCTTTAGATAATGTCAAAATCAGTGCTCTAACCGTTAATGACAATTTAGCTGCTCCATTAACAGAAGATGTTGATTACACGGCTGATTTATTAACTGGTGTTATCACATTCATCTCGGATGCTAACATCGCTTTACCAGAATCAATTACCGTTGATTATACTTTCGCTGACCAAGAAACTGTAATAGGTTTTTCTGAAGGTCAGAAAGAATACGCAGTATTGTTCGCTGGTAAGAACGTGCATACTGGTAAAGCCGTAAAAGTATTACTACCTCGTGTTGTTATGTCTGTAGCAGAAACATTAGAATTGATTTCTGACACAACTATTGCCCTTGCTGTAACAGGTAAAGCATTAGTGGATTGTAACGATGAAGTTATGAACATTACTAAAGAAGCATAATTAAAAAATGAAAGAAGCCGAAATCCTATTTCCAGATGGTAAAACACTGGAAATAGCTGGCGAATCTCTTACTGTTGGTAAGATGAAACTTCGTCAAATAATAAAAGCCACAGGATTAATGAGTAATGTATTCGACCTTGTACATGAAATGTATAAAGTTGATGCCATTGACGTTAATCTAATTTTTAAACTGTTTGCCTTACATGGTGATGACATGTTGGAATTCTTAGCAATAGTTCTTGATAAAGATAGAACTTACGTTGATGAATTAGACTTAGATGATGCTGTCGAATTAATGATAGCGGTTGCCGAGGTCAACATGGATTTTTTCGCCCAGAAGTTGATGCCCTTGGTCAACAATCGACTAGGCGACCTCAAACAATCGACCAACAAGACGTAGACTTTAAGTACACAACATTAATAGTCTATTTGAAACAACACGGTTTTACCCTAACTGAGATTTATGATTTCAGTTATGGTCAAGCCTTACTTTATCTAAAGCATAGTGAAAAATTAGAATCACAAAGAAACGTTACCAATGCTGCAATCGTTAGGTGCGCAGTTAATGGCAAAGGTAAAGACTATAACGAGCTTATAAAATCTTTGAAGAGGTAATAGCATGGCTAATGATTTAAGACTTGAAACAGTCCTAACATTAAAAGATAAAGCGTCAAAAGAACTAACCAAGTTCCAGAAGAAAATCAAAGGGACTGGTAAGGAATTAAAAGGTTTAGGGAAGACATTTGCAACAGTATTTGCTGGTGGTGCTTTCCTTAAATCATTATTTGATGTCAACAAAGAGTTCCAGAAACTCTCTGCAACCGTTTCAGTGTTCACCAAAGACGCTCAAGAAACCGACACTGCAATGAAGTTCTTGCAGGACATCACCAAACAAATACCAGAAAACTTATCAGATGTAACCACAGCGTTCATACGCATGAAAGGGTTAGGGTTAGCTCCGACCAAAGAAGCGTTACTATCATTCGCTAACACGGCTGCTGCAACAGGTAAAACCATCATTCAATTCGTTGAAGCTGTAGCTGATGCAACAACAGGTGAATTTGAAAGGTTAAAAGAATTTGGTATCAAAGCATCCAAACATGGTGATAAAGTAGCCTTCACCTTCCAAGGTATTACCACAGAAATCGAAAATACTTCTGTAGCTATCAACAAATACTTAATAGCATTAGGTCAAAATCAATTTGCTGGTGCTGCTGAGAAGCAGATGGGTACATTGGCTGGTCAGATTTCCAACCTACGAGTTGAATGGGAAAAATTATTAGTTCAATTTGGTAAAGGTGGAGCTAATTCAACATTCACACTCCTAATTGGTAGTGTAACCTATGTTATCGAAAGTGTAGGTAAGTTGCGTGGTATTTTTATACAACTATTAGCAACCACTGACACCCGTTTAACACAAGTTATTAATGGGTTGGCTATTCTGTTCCTAAAATTTGACATCATCATGGCTAAAACAGTAGCCAAAATTAAAAACGATTTTATAGATTTAGGTAACGGTGCTAAAAAGGTAGTTAATGCTATAGGTGGGTTTATTTTTCTACCTAAAATCTTTTTAACTACAACACCAAAAGCTGTAGCTCAAGTGAAGAAATACAGACAAGCTATAGTAAGGTTAGAAGCAAAAACTAAAGCAGTTAAATTAGCTAATGAAGAAATTGCTACAGGATTGATAAGTGTAGGTAACGCATCCAATAGTTCAGCAACGGCAATAGCTGCTTATAATCAAAAAATGAAAGACCAAGCAGATGCAGCAAAAAAAGTTGCAGATGCAGAAAAGAAACGTAAAGATGCAACAGAAGCTTCCGCACTTGCTACTAAAAAAGCTGCTGACATAGCAACAAAAGCTGCTGAAGTCGCTCAACAGGCTGCTGATAAGGCTGCTGACGCACGTCAAAGGTTAGTGGATGAAGGTGAAGCTACTAACATTAACAATCGTGATGCACAGCAAGTTTTCGATGATGAAGTCGCAAGATTGAATCGTTTAGAAAACGCTGGTGTATTAGCTGCTGGTGTGTATGACAAAGCATTTGCTAAAGCTTTAGAAACTTTAGAAGGGTTTAATGCAGATGGTAAAGAAGAACTTGACGATTTAACTGAATTCGCTAAAGAAGCTGCACGTAAAATAGAAAACGGTTTTGCTGACTTCTTCTTTGATGCCATGCAAGGCAACTTTGATAACATGGGAGATTCATTCAAGAAAACTATTGATAGGATGGTTGCAAACTTCTTAGCATCAAAATTGGCAGGTTTCTTATTTGGTGACTTTGGTACATCATCCGGTTCATTAGGTGGTGTCGTTGGTCAAGGTCTATCAGCATCAAAAAGTTTTTTCCAAGGATTCTTTGCAGATGGTGGTGATGTAGTAGCAAACAGACCTTTAGTTGTTGGTGAACGTGGACCTGAATTATTCGTCCCATCTGTTTCTGGCACAGTGGTTTCTAACGAGACTATAAATAACAATAGTGGTGGTGGAACAATCAATTTAACGGTTAATGCTTTGGATAGTAAAGATGTTCTTTCTAAATTAGAAGAAATCAAACGTCCATTGACTGAAATGATTAATGGCACCAACCAAGTTTATGGTCTACAAAATGGAGCAACGATTTAATGGCTTTTCAAAACGAACTTTTCCCATCAGTTAAACTGGTTCACGGTGTAAGTAAATCAATACTTGACCCAGTGGCAGTTGTTTCTAATGGGAACACAGAATACAGAATTAAACGTAATAGGTATGAACGTTATCAATGGTTAATACCATCTAATAACATTACTGATGCTGATAAGGTTATCATCTCTGGTTTCTTAGCTGATAAAGATTATGCTTTAGATTCTTTCAAGTTTCAAGACCCAGATTTACCCAGATTAACAGACGCATTACTTGCCAGTTATTCGGGCAATCAATGGTTACTAAATGTACCCTTCGACACCAACACTGCTGGGACACACAGGATTTTCCATGTTAGCGGTACCATCACCGCAACGATAAATGGTACACCCGCTACTGTTAATCTTGGTGGTCTGAATCCTGAAGGTAATCCAGTGGTAGTAGTTGTGGGTAGTGTTCCAGGTGATGTAGTAAGATTTACAGGTGATGTCCACTTCGTTGTCCGCTTAGATTCAACTATAGGTTGGTCAATTAAAGCGGTTGATGGTGTTAACGTACCCACAATTGTAGGGTATTCAGAGCTTAAACTTATTGAGGTTTTTGAATAATGAGAACTATTTCTGCTGGCTTAAAGTCCGCTATAATGTCCGGTAAGATTGCGAACCTCGTAAAGATAACAAGGTCTGATGGAACGCAATACTCTTACACTGACCATGATGCAACTTTAACTGTTGGTGGCTTAGATTACATTCCTGCTGCTGGTTTACAAAGATTAAGATTAGAAAGCACAACCGATAACAAAGTATCGAATCAACAATTCGCTGCTGGTTGGATAGACTTCGATGAACAAGAACTTCATGATGGACTATTCGACAATGCAGAAGTAGAAGTTATGAAGATAGGTTGGGATGCTGTAGCTGATGGAACCATAACAACATTCTTTGGTAATCTTGGGATTATTCAATGGACTGATGATGGTTTTAAGGCTGATGTTCATTCCATAACACGTAAACTCAATAGAAACTATGGTATTACGACAACAGCTTCATGTAGACATAAACTATTTGAACCTAATTCTGTTAGTAGTGTTGGTGCTTGCTTAGTAAATAAATCTACATTCACTTACACTGGAACAATTACAGCAATAGTAAAAGACCGTATCAAATTTGAAGCTACAGGGACTTTTCCAACAACACAGGACTATGTGGCGTTTGGTGAGTTATCGTTCAGTAGTGGGCTTAATAACGGCTTAGTTTATGAAGTATCGAAGCATGATGTAGGTGCTTTCACTGAATTAGAATTAATGACACAAACAATTAAGACGGTATCCATTGGTGATACCTTCACAGTAACAGCAGGATGCGATAAAGCTTTTGGAACATGTAAAAATAAGTTTAGCAATTCTGTTAATTTTGGCGGTATGCCTCACATACAATCAGAGATACAATTCAGATAATGGCTACACGGAAAACAATCTTAAAACACGCTAAGACGTGGTTAGGGACATCATACCAACATCAAGCTATGGTTAAAGGTGTGGCTGTTGATTGCGCTATGTTGATAGCTGGAATTGCTAAAGATTGTGGTATTACGATAGACCGTAAGAAGATACCACCATACACAACACAATGGTTTCTTCATAACAGAGAAGAATTGTTAAAAGACATTATGGAAAACTTAGGATTTAAAGAAATACCTTTGAAAGATGCTAAAGCTGGTGATGTATTGGGTTTTAAATACGGTAGAGTTATGAGCCATTTAGGTATCAAATCTACTAATGATAAATTAATACAAGCAAGTGCTGAAACCAACATGGTTACAGAAACACATTATGATGACATGAAGTCTCATTTAACAACAGCTTATAGGTTTCCAAATGGGTAATACTGTAAAGTATGATGATTGGGTTCTAATGTCAGATGATGAACGTGAAGAGTGGGCAGAAGAAATCCGAAAAGGAGTTGAAGAAGTTGAAACAAACAGCGAGATACACGATAGAGTGGTTGAATCAAAACTACTTTAACGATGATGAACTTAGGGTGTTGGTCTATAGAAGACATAAGTTAATCGAACCTAAGTGTGGATGTTTAGGTAAACGAATTTACAACAAAGTTAAGAACAAGAAACTAATCTTAGAATTAGAACAACAGATAGACGAATTTATTGGAGCATAAATGTCACAGTTAATAATACCATCAGCAGGAGCATTGTTAGGCTCATACTTCGGACCAACAGGTTCAAGTATTGGTTGGGCAATAGGCTCCATGTTATCACCACAGGATGAAACAATTGCTGTTGATAATACTACACAGATTGGTGATTTAAGAGTCCAAACGTCCGAGTATGGGGTATCAATCCCCACTGTAATAGGTAAACAACGTGTAGCTGGTAATGTTATTTGGGCTGAAGAAAAAGTAGCTCATGTAGCAACATCTGATACTGGTGGTTCTAAAGGTTCCCCAGTGGTAACAACATCAACAACATCTTACACCATTTCTTTAGCTATTTTATTATGCAAAGGTACAATCTTGGGTGTAGATAAGATTTGGGCTGATGGTAAACTTATTATCGATTCAAGTAATTCAGTTAAGAAACTTATAGGAACATTGTATTTAGGTTCAGACACACAGAATCCTGATAGTTACATGGAAGGGAAGTTGGGTGCTGGTAATGTTCCTGCTTACCGTGGGTTATCTTACATGGTATTAAAAGATGTAGACTTAGGTGCATCTGGAAGAATCCCTAACTTCACGTTCAGGGTATTAAAAGAGGGGCTAATTTAATGTGGCAATTTAACAGATTATTGAACGCGTCAACTTCCAACCCTAATGACTTACTTTATGATGGTAGGTATGTTGTAGTACTAACATCATCACAGATGGTGTTCTATGACTTCAAAGATTACATTGCACCAGATAATTTACCGTTTGGTGCTCCAGCGATTCCTAACACCGACACGTTAATAACTAATGAAAACGTTACAATGCCTACAGCTCAAACATTTAATCATGGGGGTGGGCAATTCGTCTACTTAGATAACCATTATTTTATAGTAAGTGGTGTTGTATTTAACACAATTAAGAAGATTGATACGTTTGGTGTCTTAATAGACACAATCACGTTACCAGAAACCATGAATTCCAACTTAGCTGTAGTGAATGGTAATCTATGGTGTACGTCATTCAGTAAGAACGATACCCCAGATGAACAATACTTGTATTCGTTTGATTCTGGTGGTAACCAATTAACAAAGACAACTATACCAAGACGACATCAAGTTGAAGAAAGATACATTTCAACTGATTACAATGGTCATGTGTTGGTAAGTGAATTCAATGAACTAAGCATAGCAAAGCATAATCACGTAACAGGTGCTTACATTACAAGTATAAGAGTTTCAAGAGAACCTTATTACATTAATACATTATCAGATAGAACAGTTTTTGTAGCTTCAACAGATGCTTCATTCGACCCAGAAACTCCAAGATGGATGGTAAGTGGTGGTTCAACAAACCCTTCACCTATACAACCTTACGACACTGGAATACTATCAACGATAGACACTATCAACAACGCACAACTAACGAATTATGAAACCTTGGGTAAATGCTTAGGTATTGCTACTGATGGTGATGGTGACATGTGGATGACTACAGATAGAGTATTAGATGGGGTTAAGAGTTTATACAGAATAACATTATCTAACGATGAAGTTAAGATGACTAATTCATGGACACTTACAGAACCTTCATCTTCAAGACCTTTAGATTACAACATTAGTGAAACACATTTAGAAAGTGTAGACTTCATAAAGTCTATTAAGACCGAACCTTTTACATACCCTAAATGGAATGGAAGCAACATCATAAACGTGTCGGTTCCAGCGTTTCATTTCTTCATAAGTGGTTCTCATTTGCAGGGTCATGAAATGAATGCAATGTACAACACCCAGAACATTTATACGAATTCAACGACTATGGTATCTACGGGTAATCATAGATACATAGGAGATTAATCAATGAGCTTATGTCCGATACCAGATACAAGTGGCGCAACATCCCAACCATCTGGTGTATTAACCACACCTAACCCTGTTAACGTCAATGAAGATTGTAATGTAACAGGTACTAACATTGTTACAGGTAGTGGTAATGATACGGTTACAGAAGTTATCTGCACAGGACCTCCTGGACCTCAAGGTATTCAGGGAGCGTGTGGATTAGGTTTCGATTGGGAAGGTGAATGGCTTAACGCTACAGCTTATGTATCCCAAACATCAACTTGTAATGCTTCTACAGTAGAATCTGATGGTCAAGCATACGTATGTATTCAAGACCACACTTCTTCAACAGATGATACACCAGAAACAGGTGTTAACTGGGAGAATTATTGGGATTTATTGGTTAGTCAAGCTGCTGGTGGTGGAACAGGTGATGTTACATGGAAAGGTAATTGGGTTTCAACATTCCAATACGAACCAGATGATTTTGTAACTAATAATGCTTCATCTTACATTTGTATAACTTCACATTTCTCAACAGATGAAACTGAACCAGATGAACAAGATGATTATGAAGGTGGTGAAAATTGGCACCTAGTTTCAACAGGTCTGGAAGATTATTTAACATGGACTGATACTTTCGATAACTTCTTCGATTGGGTAACCGACATAGATGATTGGGGTTGGGGAGATTGGCTACAAGTTATCGCTGGTGTTGCCCTCGGTGCGGGTGCTATTTGGGTAGGTATTAACTTACTTGATGCTTTTGATAGTGATGGTTCTGATAATGGTACAGGTGAAGACCCTGACCAACGTTTTACATCTTTTAACGGTTCTGATGGTTATGCTGGCGCATTCACACAACCATTATTACCGGATGTTATCGCTGATTTATGCTTACTTGCTGGTATTAGTTATGATGTATCTGAATTACCAAATGAAGTTATTCATTCAAGCTTTGCACGTATAACAACTATCAATTCAATTATCGAACAACTGGCATTAATTTACCAATTCGATAGAGTTGAAAGTGGTTCTATCATTAAATTTATACCTAAAGACAAGGCACCCGTTAAAGAATTATTCTTAGAAGACTTAGGGTTTTCCAAGAAAGGTTTAGGTGAATCACCGTTTACATTTAAAAGGTTCCAAGGTATTGATTTACCAAGGGCTGTTAAGATAACGTATTTAAGTGAAGGTAATAACTACAACACCTTTACACAGGAAACACGTTTTCAGAATTTTGATGATGGTAATGATGTAAACTTATCAGTTTCAATGTCATTAGCAGATGCTAAGGCTAAAGAAGTAACAGAAGTCATCTTAAAGAATGCTCACTTAGAGCAGATGAACTATGGGTTTACATCATCTTACGAACAAATAGAATTAGAATC